TCAAATTCATTTTCACCTGTCCAAGCAAAGTCAGATGCTAATGATATTCTTTTTGTTATATCATCTTGTTCAACTTTAGATTTTAATATTACTTTATCCATTATTTTCCTCCTTTATATATTTGTGATTGACGTTCTAATATATTTGTTAATCCAAATATATTTTTTTGATCCGATGAAACAATTTCATTAATCAATTCAGCGGCTTTATAAGCTACTTGAGCCGCTGTTGGTTCTTGCCCCATTTGATTAGATACTAAATGATTAGCTATTTTGTTTCTAAATTTAGCATCTAATTTTGGAGCCTTAGGTTTACGAATCTTTTTCATTTCCTTTTTAAATAAAGATCGTTGTTCCATTATTGCTTTTATTCCATCATGCAACATAATTAGCAACTCCATTTCCTAATATTACAACAACTATTGCAAATATAGTTAATTTCATATTTTCACTCATATTTATCCTCCATTATTAAGTGATTGTTGTACCTTTGCCAACCTATTATATAATTGATCAAAAAATGATAATTCATAATGATTTGTATCATAAAAATTATTAGGTAACAAAGTTAATTGTTTTGGATCATTACCTATTGTGTAAATAATATCCAAATGATATTCATAAGTGATCCAAGTCCGTCTAGGATTTTTTAAATCCACTAATTTAACAGGTATTGGACCACTTAATTCCTCCGCCAGTTTATTATTAACATCAAGGAGCAATTTATCTTTATTAAAGATAGGTGGCGGTGGCGGTAACTTATTTTTTTTATCAGTCATTTTTTTTATATTAGGTTTAAACATATTTTTTCCTGTTTAATTGAAAATGTAGTCATATCATCAAATTGATCTCCAATAAGCATACATAATTCTGTAAACTCATTTAAAGGTCTTTTTGTTCCATTAACTTTTTGATCTGCTTTTAAACCTTTTTGAACATGATCTATTCTTTTATTATTTTTTTTAGTTATTTTCATTACTTATCCTCCATTATTTTAACTTTTAACAATTGTTCAAATACAAATGTTTTAGCATAGTCTTTTCTATAATCTTTAAGATCAACTGTTAATTGATTTAAAGCAACTGTATGTGAAGCATTTCTAAATTTAGCATCTTTAGGTTCAATACCATCTTTAATAAAATCCTCATTAAGTTTATATAAAGTACCTATAGTTGATATAGCCTGCATTATATTAGAAATAAAAAATAAAGTTGTTTTTCTATTTTCTAAAACATCTTTTAATAATTGTTTTGGTTTTCCATATAACCAATAACCAGCATTAACAGATTCAAATCTAGGATATTGTTTAGTTAACATTTCAATTTCATCATCCACATTAACATCAAATCCTTTTATTAATTTATTCATATTTTCCTCCTATTTATATTTATTTAACTTTTTTAACGTACCATCTTTTACTTGCTTCAAATAAAGATGGAAAAACTTTAGCAATTTCTAAAGCCGTGTTTGTTACCAAAACTTTATAATGACGTGTTCTTTCCATTCTATTATTTTTAAAATCAATCTCTAATTTAGAAGCTAATTTATCATAATTAGTAAATTTGTGTCTAATTATATCAAATTTTTCATCCATTGGGTAAAATGAACTATTTAAAATAGTATCTTTTGCTTTTTGAATATTTTGTATTTGTATTTGCATAAAATTCTCCGTTGTTGTTAATTAAAATTAAAAACCGCTTAAATTTTAAAGAAGCAAATAATATGCCTATAAATAAGCGGTTATCAATTTTAAAAATGATCTATTTAGAACTATTGGATGATTTTGATACCAACTTAGCCGATAAAGATAAACTAACCCTCGGCCAGGAATTTCTACTCGGTTGATATTCCAATAGGAATTTTTAGATCCCTGTAACCCTTAAAGTTGCGGTTTAGCCCCATTTTACTGGTATTTTAATATACCCGCTGGATTTTTATGTTTTTTACTTTGTAGATCCTGAACTAAAAAGATAATTAATAAATAAAATTAACTATCCATATTTATACAACACCATAGCAAATAAAAAAGCTTTATTATATAATAAATAACAATTAGTTTTATTATATACGTAGGCCGATAATTATATACATTTTTTGTAGATAAATAAACACTACGAAAATGGAAATATTTTGGAATTTTCTGCGATTGATTTGAACCTGTCTGTAAGGTATAGATTTTGAAATCCTAATTCTATGTCTTACAGAAAAACTAAAAATAAAATTTATCTATAAGCTTATATAGTTATATGAATATATTCCTATTTCTATACCTTACAGAGAATCTATCAACTAACTAATTAATTAGTCTATTTGTATAGCCAATATGTTTCATATCCTCCAATATATTGGCTTTATAAATAGATTAATTATTTAAAGGAGGATAAAATGCGTGATGATTATCGTTGTGAAGAATGTAAAAACACAACAAAACCGGATCAATTTGCATGTAATTGTTTATGTATAAATTGTGGTCCATGTGAAGGAGAATGTAAATATGGCAAAGAGGAAATTTGCGACATTCGAACCAAAACCGAAACCTAGAAAAAGAATTAGGATTCATAAAAAGTCTAAAAGTAAAGATGAAAAAAGAATGTTTAAAAAATATAATAGACAAGGAAGAAGACAAAAATAATATAATAAGGAGAAAATAAATATGTTATTAAATAATGTTGAGTTAAGTTGGGTTAAACTTGATCCTAAAAATCCTGATATGGGATTTGATAAAAAGTCACCTCAGTTTTCATGTACTGTAAAAACTGCAGATAAAACTAATGCTGAGGCTTGGAAAAAAGCTGGTATAAATGTAAAACCAGCAGAAGAAAATGGTGGTGTTGTTTACACAGCTGCATTAAAAAAGAAAATTTATGCAGATGCTGAAGGTAAATATAATACGTCTCCACCGCCTGTAGTTGATAAATCGTTACAGCCAATACTTGATACAAGTACAATTGGAAATGGATCTAAAGGTAATGTTCAAGTTAAATTTAAACCTTATGAATATATGGGTAAAAAAGGTATATCAACTCAATTATTAGCTTTACAAATTACTGAGCTTGTAGAATATCAAAATGCAGATAAATTAGAATTTGCAGCCATTGATACTGATAAGGACGTAATTTAATTAGTTAGCATTTATTTGCTGGGCTTAACGGCCCAGCTAAATCTATGTCTTACAGAATAGGAATTATGCTTGACAAAATGTTTAAATTACATACATTTAATATTGATAAAAAATGGTTAGATCTTATTAAATCTGGTGAAAAAAAATCTGAAATTAGAAGATATTATTTACCATTAGAGGGTAAAAAAGTTGGACTTATCAATAATGAAACTGATAAAGTAGAATTAATTATTACTATTGGTATAATATTAGATTTAAAAGAATTAGATGAAGATGATTTACAATTGATATTTGAAGAAGCTAAAATTGATGAAGAATTTAGAAAATATTATCCTTGTAATTATTTATACACAATTAAAAAGGTTGAAACAGTACATTAATGAAAACAATTATATTAACATTATGGTTTATAAGTGGTGGTTCAGTTGATATATCAATGGAAGTAAAACCTGGTGAATTTTGTGATAATGCTTATATGAAAGTTATAAAGTGGAAAGAAAATACAAATTACAAACCAGGAAGTTATAATATATGGGGTTATTATACTTACAATAATAAACCTATATTTGCTCATACTTGTATGGAAACAGATAAACAAACTTATTTTTTTTATAATGAAGGAGAATAATATATGATTATAGGAGTTGCAGGATATAAAGGTGCAGGAAAAGATACAATAGCAAATGTATTACAAACCAGTTTTGGATTTGAAAAAATGTCATTTGCACAACCAATTAAAGATTTAATACATTATACATTTGGTATAGATAAAGCTATATTATCCGGTGATAATGGTGAAAGAATATTTAGAGAAGAGCCTATGCCTGATTGGTTTTATTTATCTCCAAGAGATATGATGCAAAAGATTGGTATGGCATTTAGAGATGAATTACATAAAGATATATGGGTTAAGGTAATGGAAAAAGATATTAAAAATACAAAAAAGAATATTGTTATACCTGATGTTAGATTTAAAAATGAATTAGAAATGATTAACAAATATGGTTTTTGTGTTGGTGTTCATAGACCAGGGTATAATGGTGATGATCATAGATCTGAACATGGTTTAGATAATGTTGAATTTCAAAAAGTTTTTGAAAATAATAATTCACAAGAAATGCTTTATGCACAAGTTTATAATTACTTTAAGGATAAATTAAAATATGAAAATAATATATGATATTGAAACAAACGGTTTATTAGATACAGTTACTAATATTTGGATAGCTGTTACTAAAAATATAGATACAAATGAAATAATAACATTTAGTGATTATGATCCAAATAGTAAACCGTTAAATGAATTAATACCATATTTAAATAAATGTGAAGTTATTATTGGCCATAATATAATTGCATTTGATAATGTTATATTAAATAAATTATTAGGATGGAAACCTAATAATATTAAATTTATAGATACAATGTTATTATCTCAAATGAATAATTATAGAAGAGAAGGAAAACATTCATTAAGTAATTTTGGTAAATTATTAAATGATGCTAAAGGTGATTTTAAAGAATTTGATAAATATTCAGAAGCAATGAAAATATATGCAATTCAAGATGTAAATTTAAATCATAAAGTTTATAATTATGTTGTTAAGGAAGCACATGAACTTATAACAAATAGGCCTACTTATAAAAAGGCATTACAAACTGAACATGCTATTGCTGAGCTATGTTCTGAACAAGTTAAAAATAAATGGAAATTTAATTTACCATTAGCTAAAAAACATTATGAATATTTAACTTTTGAAATGAAAAAAATTGAAGATAAAATTAATCCAACTTTAAAACCTAGAAAAGTTATGATTGATAAAGATCCTAAAACAGCTAAATATTTACAAGATGGTAGATTTAGTGCTGTTAGTGCAAGAATGTTATCACAATTTTTAGGTAAGGAAATTAAACAAACTGATACTGATAAATGGAATCCTAATGATACATTTCAAAGATATGAAATGATTGAAGCTGATCTTGGTAATATGGAACAAGTTAGAGGTATGTTATTAGATAGTGGTTGGAAACCAACACAATTTACTCCTAAGGGAGAACCAAAAATAACTCCAGATAGTGTTGATACTATTAAAGGTGATTTAGGTAAGGAAATATTACATTATTATAGTTTAAGATCAAGACATTCAGTTTTAAAAGGTTGGATTGAACTTGCTGAAGAAAATAACGGACGTGTTTATGTTGAAGCATTTAATGTAGGTACACCAACATTTAGACAAAGACATTCTAAAATAGTAAATGTACCAAATGTTAATTCATTTTTTGGTAAAGAAATGAGAGAATTATTTACAGCTGATGATGGTAAAGTTATGGTTGGTTGTGATAGTGCAGGTAACCAAATTAGAGCTTTATGTCATTATTTAAATAATAAAGATATAAATGAACATGTTTTAAATGGTGATATACACCAAAGAACAGCAGATATTGTAGGTGTTAGTAGACAATTAGCTAAAAGTTTATTATACGCTACAATTTTTGGAGCAGGTTTTGCTAAGTTAGGTAAAATGGTAAATGGAGTTGAAGATTTAGAAAAGGGTAAAGAAGTTAAAAATAAATTATATGTTGCCTTTCCTGGATTAAAAGAATTAAATAATAGATTAAATAAATTTTTTTATACAACACAAAATAAAGATGGTATGGGTTTTATTCCAGCATTAGATGGAAGAAAAATATATGCTGAGTCTTCATTTAAATTATTAAATTATTTATTACAAGCATATGAAGCAATTACAGTTAAATCAGCTGTTGTTAATGCTTTTAAAATGTTTAAAAAAGAAAAATTAGATGTTGATATGCTTGGTTTAATTCATGATGAAGTTCAAGTTCAAACTAAACCAGAAAATATAAAAAGAGTTAAAGAAATATTATCTTATTCATTTGGTGATTTTATTACTAAAGAATTGGAACTAAATATTAAAATGGCAGGAGATGCTAAAGAAGGGAAAAATTGGTATGAAACCCATTAATAAGATAATTGGTATTGTTGACGGAGATGTATTAATATATAGAGCTTGTAACAAATCAATAAAAGATAATTTAAATGTAGAAAAAACATTTGATGAAATATATGAAGAAGTAAAAATGAATACCGCTTGTGATGAATATAGTTTACATATTTCAGGAGGTGGTAATTTTAGAAAAGAAATAAAACAAAATTTTTTAAAATATAAAGGTAAAAGAAGAGAAAAACCTGATAATTATATAATATGTCGGGACTATGTTATTAAAAAATATAAACCAACAATGATTAAAAATTATGAAGCTGATGATACAGCTTCTGTTGAAGCATTTAGATATATAAAAAATAAACAATTATATATGCTTATAACTTTAGATAAAGATTGGAAAACTATTGGTGGATTATTTTATAATTTATTATATAATAATTTATCAGTTGTATCTAAAATTGAAGGTATAGAATTTTTTCATCAACAATTATTAACAGGTGATGCTGTAGATAATATACCAGGTATTGAAGGTGTTGGTCCAGTTAAAGCAAATAAGATATTAAAAAATAAAAGTTTAAATGAACAATTTGAAGCTATTATTAAAGCATATAAAAAACATTATCCAGAAGATTTTTTATCAAGATTAAATGTAATGGGCACAATGTTATATCTTATTAAAGACTTTAAAGATCATTCACAATGGTCAATAGAATACTGGAGAAATTATTTAAATGGCATTCAATCAAAAAAAATATAATCAATCTATTAGAGGTATTGCTGTTACTGCTTGTAAAGCCTCTAAAAGACGAGCTAAAATTAAAAATTTATCTTTTAATTTAACATCTAATTATTTGGAATCTATTTTTCCAAAAAATTCTATATGTCCTATTCTTGGATATAAAATGAAAGTTGCTAATATTAATTTAGGTAAATTAAGTCCAACATTAGATAGAATAAATCCTAAGTTAGGATATGTAAAAGGTAATGTAGAATTTGTAACAAATATAGCAAATCTTATGATGACTTCTGCAAATGGAAAAGATATTAAAAGATTTGTTAAATGGGCTACAAAAAGATATAATATAACAAGAGAGGAAATATATGGGTAAAAATACATCATTTATAAAACACACAAGTTGTGAAAGTTGTGGTAGCAGTGATGCTAATGCAGTTTATTCAGATGGATCAGCTTATTGTTTTAGTTGTAGAAAAAATACACCTGCTGGAACACAAGATATAGAAATAGAATTTAATATAATACAATCACAATTAACTTTGGATGAAATTAAAAATCTTCCAATAGATACATTTAGAGGTATATCCAAAAAAATTTTATATAATGCTGGTGTTAAAATAGAATATGATGATAAAAGAAATATTACAAGTCATTATTATCCTATAACAGTTAATAAAAAGATTAAAGCATATAAGAAAAGAATAGTTGCTACCAAAGATTTTAGAATTGTTGGTAAAGCTGAAGTTCCTGAATTATTTAATCAAATTAATAGTGGTAAAAGAAAAAATTTAGTTATTACTGAAGGTGAAGTTGATTGTTTATCAATATTAGAAATGCTTACAAAAGCTAAAGCACAATTTGATGTTGTATCAATTGTTAACGGAGCCCAAAGTGCCAGAAGAAATATTGCATCTAATTTAGATTTTGTTAATAAATATGAAAAAGTATTTATAGCATTTGATAATGATGAGTTTGGTATTGAGGCTGCAAAAGATGTTGCACATATTATTAAACCTGGTAAAGCACATATTGTAAATAGTATTCATAAAGATGCTAATGAAGCTTTATCAAAAAATTTAATTGATGAATATTTACAAGATGTATGGGGTGCTAAAGTATATAAACCTGATGCATTTATTACTGGTGAAAAAATATGGCAAGCATTTAAAGAAAGATCTGAAGTTAAATCAATTGCTTATCCTGATTGTTTAAAAGGATTAAATGATAAATTGTTTGGAATGAGATTAGGTGAAATTACTTTATTTACATCTGGTACAGGCTCAGGTAAATCAACAGTTGTTAAAGAAACTATTTTAAATTTATTAGATAAAACTGAAGATAAAATAGGTTTAATATCTTTAGAAGAATCTATTGGTGACACAGCAACTAAATTAATTGGTATGTCTATTGAAAAAAATATTAGAATGCCAGGTGATGTAACTGATGAAGAAGCTAGAAAAGGTTATGAAAAAGTATTTGGTGATGAAAGATTAATATTATTAGATCATCAAGGATCGGTAGCCGATAGTTCTTTATTAGATAGGATTGAATATTTAGCAGCTTTAGGCTGTAATTATTTAATACTTGATCATATTACAATTGCCGTAAGTGAAGGAGTTGATGGTGCTACAGGTAACGAAGCTATTGATAAAGTAATGAGTTCTTTATTAAAAATTGTTAAAAGATATAATATACATCTTACATTAATATCTCATTTAAGAAAAAGTTCAGGAGAGGGTAAATCTTTTGAAGAAGGTATTATGCCTAATTTAGATTCTATAAAGGGATCTGGAAGTATAAAACAAATAAGTTTTGATATTATAGGTTTTGCTAGAAATATGATGGCTGTTGAAAAAAGAGATAGAAATATAGTTAAATTTGCTGTATTAAAATCTAGGTTTAGTGGTGATACAGGTATGTGTGGACAAGCAATTTATAATGTAGACACAGGAAGATTAAATTATAATGAAAGTAATTTAGCTTTTAAAGAAGTGTTATAACCAGTTTCGGTTAGAAGTTAGAACTGTATATAAGACCTTTAAGGCAACAGCTAACAGACAATGGTACAAGGATGAGTAATAGGCACTATCCTCTCTAGCCTACATCAGTACTAGTAAACCGAAGCAGCTGAGCAACCTGCTAAAAAGGCTCATAAATAAAGGATATATAAAAATGAAACGATATAAACCGTTACCAAATAATTTAACAATACAAAAATCTGATATTGATGGCTTAGGTATATTTGCAACTAAAGATATAAAGAAAAATATTAATTTAGGTGTAATGCATCATATAACTGAATTTAATGATGTTATAAGAACACCATTAGGGGGATTTATTAATCATAGTAATAAACCAAATTGTATAAAAGAAAAAGAAGATTGTTTATATTATTATGAAACTAATTTAATCACGAATAGATTAATTAAAAAGGGTGAGGAATTAACAGTTAAATACACAATGTATAAGGTGTAATAAATTTATTTTGATCTGACTGAATCTATAAAATTATAAACTCTACCAAATTGTTT